AAACACTAGTATCACCAGACGTTTGGGAAAAACCTTGACGGTATGCACGCTCTACTTGTGCTCTTCCTTTTGCTCTTCTCATCAAAGCCTGAAATTCAGGGCTTATTTGTGCATTAAGATCTTTTAGTAGTTGAGGTGGTTCTAGTGGTGTAAGACCTTGAGCTTGGCGTAGTGTATTCATCATTACAAATGGATCACCTCCATTAGTCATCTCCGTAAGACCATAAATCATTAAAGGGTATTCACCAGTTTTAAGATAAGTATCTGATACAGCTTCTATTTCTGGTGTAGTCATAACAGCGTCTTTTTTTGATAAAAGAGCACGAAGACCACCAGAAGACGGGTCGGCAGCAATAGCTCGTATTTCAGAAAGCTTACGAGAGTAAAGTTGGTCTGGAGTCAAATTATCTGTTTTTTCTAATAGAGGATATACTCTACGATTACCTGGGCCTAGTTTATTTGATGGTTTGTATCTTCCTTTTTTATTTTCGATTTCCCCTTGAATAGCAAGGCTATGTTTAGTAATATATTGTCTAATCTGTTCTGATGAAATCTCCCCTTTAATGTAAGAAAGGTCATCTTTAACACGTTGATGTAAGTCCCTAACTGCAGCCCGATGAACAAGTCCAGTTGCCCCCTTACCAGCTTTTATACTACCAAACCCTGTTTCTCCCTTTGCTACTGCTTCTAATTCTTTTATTACCTCTTTGAATATGGGGTGGTTCTTGATTACCTGTTGTTTGCTAAAACGGTCCTCGAAAGCTTTAGCGCCACTAGGATCAAGTCTTGTATAAAGATCAACAGCCTCTTGTGTAATATCACCGTCAGAAAGAGCTTCCAGTGCTTCAATCCTTTTAGCTTTTGATACTGCTTCATAAGTATAACTGTTTGCAAACTTTTGAATTGATTGTGGTACTTTACCGTAAGCTTCTTGAAAAAATGCAACAGCTTTATCTGCTGCTTCTTGACTGTTATCTTCAGTTAAACCTTGTAAAATTGTTTTTTCATCTTCTTTATACCTTAAATCATCAGCAGTTATCTGCGCTTGACGATATTGATTATCGCCACGAAGTCGTGCCTCTTTAAGTGCACCAAATGCACCTGGATTACTTTCAGCAAATGTTTTACCAGCTTGACCTTTAAGTGTATTTACTTTTGCGGAACCAATGTCGTCAAGACTATGGATATATTCACCACTAGCGTCTCGTGCTAAACCAATAGTATTTGTAAGCCATTCAACAGCAGCTGGAAAACCTTTTTCATCTGCATATGTTTTGAAGGAACTAGAGACGTTTTGAAGAAAAGCAAGGGGGTTTTGATTTAGAATTGTAGTAGCATTAGCTACTCTCATTTCTGAGTTTTGTTTTATTTCACGTGTCCGCGATTTTGTTTGGACACCTAAATTAACTTTATTAACAGCTGCCAAACCGTCACGTATCATCTCAGGTTTGTAAGCTAAGATGTTAGCTTTTTGTATAAAATCTCTTTTAAAAGTAGCAATGAAAGCAGCGGTTTGCGCAGAGTCTAAATTACCAGCATCTAACAAAGCTTTGTTTAGTTGCTGTGGATAGATATTAGTTAAAATATAATTAACTCTAGCTTGGTCTAATTTATAACGACCATTACTATCTAAAGATTTTGTTTTAGAAATAGCAAGTGGATCAGCGCCTTTAATTTTTGCTACATTAAGTTCACTTTGACGTAACTCTTCTGTAGCTGCTAATTCATATTCCCCTAAAAGTTGATTAATTACAGGATCAGAAGTGGGGTCAAGATCAAATTCATTAATTGCTTGTAGAGCAGCTTCGTCAGATTTTGCCTGTGCTATTTCTACAAACTTGTCAGATGCTGTTTTACTTAAAGTAGCAACACTTTCAAATATTTTAGATTGTGCTGCTTGATCTGTTTCTAATTGTTTTCGAGCAGTTTCGGAATCTAACTGACTTTGACGAAGTTCAGTATTTTGATTCTGTGTTTGAATTTGAAAATTCTTTTCACGTGCTGACTTTTCATACTGTTGGTTTTCTTTAACCTCTTCACCGATGCGCCGCCTTTGAGAGATGTCAGCTTCAGCAGCTTCACGCATACCTTGTATGACACGATTACTTTCTTCACGCATACGTGAGATAGCAGCATCACTTACTTGTTGTGGGGAGAAACCTCTAGCTTTAGTAGCGCCCCTAAATTGTACTTGTTTTGCCATAGTTAGTTAAAACCCCCCGTAGTTTGCGTTTAAATTAAAAGCGCTAGCACCATAACTACCGCCACCAGTACTTCCTATTTGAGGAACGGGGCTTTGATAATTATTAGCACCATAATTTACCATCGCTCCTCCGATGCTGCCTGCTGCCCCTATAAATCCAGAAACTAAAGGTGCTGAAGTACTTTGCCTGATAGGTGCTTGGATAGCTTGTGGTAGTACTGTCATAGGTTCAATAAAGATGCGTTCAGGTGCTTGAGTAGGTAACGGAGCGCCTGGTGTTCTTGTAGGTCTAATCATCATTTGTGCTCTAGCATTAACATCAGCAGCATAACGTTGTAAGTTAATCTGACGCATGTTACGTTGTGATTGCTCCACAGAACTAGACAAACTAGCATCCATAATAGCAGAGTTACGACCTAAAGCTGCAATACTAGATTGAAGTGCTTTTGTACGTGAATTACCTGCTTGTCCTAATGCAGCCCGTCCTTCATTTTGTAACTGATCTACAAGTGCACCTTGACGACTAAAAGTATCTTCTGTAAAAATATCATTTAAAGCAGCCTGTTCGGATTCATAAGCTTGCATTGCTGCAATATTATTATATGTAAGTCGGCTTTCAGTATTTTCAACAGACCTACCATATTGTTCAACAACTGATTTAAATTGAAGATCTTGTATTTCAGCTTCGTATCTCCACTTTGCTAGATTAGTTTCGTGAGCGTATTCTCTGTTGTTTTGATAGTTTTGTATATCAACTGCATGGGCTCTTTTATTATAGGCGTTAGTTGCATCAGCTGCTTGTTGAGCAAGCTTCATCTGCTCCTTGTAGCTTTTTTCAGCTTGTCTGTTTGCATCTTTTGCTGAGTTAGAACCAAAGATACCACCAAGAATTGCGGTGCCGCCTGAAATTGCTGAGCCTATAAGCATCGCGGTCCCTGGTTCAAGACTCATTTCTATCCCAGATTCAGCTAGCTGTTCATCTAATAGGCTCCAACCTTTAGGATTAAATTCACTGTCAAACATTAAGTCCTCCTATAGAAACGTGGAGAATAGTTTCCTTCCCACATCATTGACACCAACGATACAGGGTATGGTAAATTACTTGTCACTTTTAATTCAAAATTAGTATTACGTTGATGGATGGGTACAGTAAAAGTTTTCTCTTCTTTAATTGGATTACTATCACCTGTATAGTAACTAGCTTCAGCTACATTTTTTACAGCTACCCATTCGTTAGAACCTGTAGCTTTTGATTTAAATACAACAGCACCAGTTCTACCAAGTGAGAAGTTAACTCTAGCGATAGTTAATGTTGCAGTATAATCAGTAGTGGTTTCATCACGTCTGTAGTAAAACTTAGGTAGTGTTATTTCAAGGTCATAGTTATAACCTACAAGCATACCATCAGCATAACCAGTAAAATCACCTTGGATTTCAAAGTAATAATACCCAGTACCTGGTTCAATAAAACCTTCAACTTCAGCCCAATAACCAGCATCTGCCTCTAAAGCAGCTGTAGTATTATTGACTTCTGCTTTAGGTACATTAAGAAGCATAGCACCTTTTGTATTACTAAGTGGTTTATAAGGTAAGTAAATCTTAGTACGATCTAATGCTACTTCATATACAACCGCTGAGACGCCTCCACCAGGGCTCACAGGACGTGTAGCCATGTCTAGACATGCATTGCCTTCAAAGGTAGTTGTGTCCGATACAGAGTCTCCTGCAGGGATCTCATCAAGCACTATAGAACCAATAGAATATTCATCTTCATATTGTTGTACTACAAAAACATTATCGTTAATAATTTTTGCAGCTTGAATAGTACCAGGTAGTTCCCATTTAGTCCAAGCTTGAAACAGGTCTTTCTCACCGTTGTTATAATAACGATACAGGTACAAGTAAGATGTATCCCTATCGATTAACATTACAACAGAGTTAGGTGGGCTTGTAGTAATATCATCTACAGTAGCAGGAATCCATTCCAATACTGCTTTACTGATATCTACAACAATAGGGCTTTGCTCTACATCACGTAGTGCCATAGTAAATAGTTTACTATAACCAGGCACACGACTAATAAATGCAGAGGTAGTACCAATGTCTACAGGAGAGATATCAGTCGCCATCTCATAGTTAGCTAATGTTCGGATTACAGCAGAAGTAGGTGTAAGAGTGCTGGCATCAGTTGCATAGAGTTGAAACTGTTGGCGTTCACTGAACAAGATAAGCCCTTGTGGTGAAGGCAATACCTCAGACAATGAAACAGGACGCACACTAGATACGTTTAGATCAATAGGATCTGAATCAATCTGTGTTAATGCTGACTTGACAAAGAAATTATATGAGTCATTAGCCACACCAAGAGTTATATTATCCCCAGACAATACACCAAAACGGTTACTGTAGAAGAAGGTAGAGTTTATCTTTGAGCCAATAAAAGACGGTATAGGACTGGTTACATCATCACCAGTAAGCCTACTTTTATAAGTAATTGGTCCAAAGGTAAACGTAGTAGCACCAGTGTTAGCCAACTCATGTGGCATGGTTGTATTGTTTACACCAGGTGACGCATCACGTGCTACTGTTTCTTTCCAAAAACCACGACCTCTATTTAAGGTAGTATCGTAAGCAACAAACTTAACATGGTAATCATCTTCAGCACTATCACTGTTTAAGATTCTTACGTTATGACCACCAAAAGATTCTAGTGGTAATTTAGATACATCAGTTACATCGTCTTCAAACACTTCAATTGCATTGTTATTAAGACCACCTCTAGCATCAATTTCAAAGGCTACAGGAGTACCAGTAACTGCACTGTAATCAGTTTTAACTGCATTAGTACCAGTACCACGCTTGATAACAATACTGTCATTATAACCTTCTAAATACCAGATACCATTAAAATCTGTGTTAGATGCTGTATGTTGTTCTTCAATAGTAGCTTTAATGCTATCAATTAAATGATGGTTAGCATTTACAGAATTAGTAATAGTTTTTATATCAAATGTAGCGTCTGCATTACCTCCTGTAATTGTAATAGTATTACCAACGGTGTAACCAGTACCAGGATTATTAACAGTAACACTTGTAACCACATTACTTGCGTTAGCTACAATGTCTACAGTTAATCCTGAGCCATCACCACCTGTTGTATTTACGTCCAAAGTTGTGCTATAACCAGTACCACCAACAAGAGTATCAGTATCAGTAACGTTTAAAGAAGTATTATACAACAACATGTCATCAAATGTTGTATTGTTTTGAGCAGTTACTTTGGATTCTATATTTTGAATAGTAACTGTATAGTCAAACGTTTCAACAACTGTAAGTAGTTTAAGAGTAGCAACTGCATTAGCAACAAACGTACCAGCTGCTTGCATAGCAGTAGTAACAGTTTTATTTGTAATAATTGTAGTATCTTGAATGCTACGGAAATGATAATCGTTTGAACTAGTACCAGTTAAATATGAAGTAGCATTGTTAGTTACAGTACAGAACGTACCATCAGATGCTGTCCAGATATAAATGTTAGTACCTTTAATAGCACCAATATAAGAACCAGCACTAGCACGGTCAATGTAAAACCATACTGCATCTGCTAGTTCTGTTTTAGTAAATACATCACCATTAGCTTTTTTTAAAACATTGATATGTTTCATACCAGGTCTTTTAAGTAGACCAAAGGTAGGGTCAGGATAACCGTTGATGCATTCAGTTATCTGACCTTCTAATTTTTTGTCGTCATTTTGTTTAGAGACACCACCAAGAAAGTTAGGTGTCAATTGAGTTACTGCTGGCATTAGCGAATCAGGGAGTCAAAGGGACTGTAGCTCTTATAGTAGTTACCTTCTTTTGGTGCACCAAAGAAACTATGGTCACCTTGATTACAATCGTATTCAAGAGCCATTGATCTTGTGTAAGCTTCTTTTTGTTGTAGCATTTGGTATTGATTTGGATCACCAATAATCCTACTAGATACAGTAGCAGCTGCACGTGCTACAATATAAGATTGAATAGGTTGAGGAATATCAGGATAGTCTCGTTCCCATACTACATCAAAATAAAGGGTTTCATCTGTATCCCAGATGTCAGTATGTTTAATAGTATCATAAACATAACCAGCACGATTAACAACATTACGACCAAGATTGTTTGTATAGTCTTGGCTTAAATCCATTTGGATTACATTGTTAGGGATTGGTATTTTTTTAGTACCATCAGGTTTAAACTGATCGTAATTTCTTTCTGTATTATAAGACCAACCTTCAGATTGCACTTCACGTGAAACTTCTTTTAATGTGTTGTGAGCAATTGCAACATCTGGGTTGGTTTGAGTTTCTACTTTTTGTGTAACAATAGCTCTAGATAGATCAAGAAAACTATCTGGAGTACCTAATGTTTGAGAAATGTTAGTGGTGTAACTATACAGAATAGGATCTAATGTTAGTGTAGTAGACGATGCATTAGCTGCACTAACTGTATAAGTATAAGGGCCAGAACCACTTGGTCCTGATTGCACTAATACATTAGCAATTCCAGTTCCAGAAATAAAAGTATTCTTCGGAATATATGGGGATGGAGAAGTAAGTACATTACTTGAAATAGAACCTGTGGTAGAAAACACGGTTTCAGTAGCGGCAATTGCTGTATTATTAGCAAGACCAATACCAGAAATGTAAGTACCAGCTGGAATATTATTTGTATTAGTGAAGAGAGTAGTAGAAGCTAAGAAGCCTGTAATTCTTGACACTTCATTGAAGACAAGAATTTCTTCTGTATCTAGCGTAGAGACAGGAGCCTGACCAACTGACGCCAGGATCTGATTAACAGCTTGTAGCTCAGTGTTGGAGCCAGTAGTAGGAAAAGGCATAATTTGATAATGAGTATTATTCTCAATAAAGAATTAAAAAAAAGGAGCCTCCGAAGAGACTCCCGTATGATATATAAATATCAGAAAGCAGCGTTACCAGTAGAACCAACTGCAGCACCTGCAATAAGTTCAACAGCAGCAGCTGGGTTCAGGTAGTCAGCACCCATAGCCAAACGGCCAAGGATTACGTCACCCTGATAGATAACAGAAACGTCACCTGAAGTCACTTGGACCTGAGGAGCAATCGCTTCAACACAACCAGCAGCTTCACGCTGGAAGATCAGACCACAGCTATTAGCGAATTCGGTTTCTTCACCGTACTCGTTATTGATACCTGTAACATCAGTTGCAGCATCTTCTACAGCTTCAGCAACAAATGAACCAGTATTACCAGGAGAGGTAACACCAGGGTTAGTAGCAGAAGCAGAACCATACTTAGTACCATAGGAACTAAAGAATGGGATGTTCATTGACTTGTAGATCTTGATACCAGCAATCTCGATGATGCCGTTACCAGACTGCAGAGCAGAACCCTGTACGTCACGATTAACAAGACCATTAGAACCAACAGCTTGGATCAGTTCATAGTACTGACGGGGGTTAAGTACACCCACACGTCCCTCTGAACTAACACCTTTCTCGTCCATCGCAGCAGCGGCGTCATAGAAAGCGTTAATCAAAGAAGCAGGAACATAAGCATCAGATGCTTGGTTGTTAGTACCAACACGGATCTGAGTACCACCTGGTTCAACATAACCAGCCTTAGTGATCGGTGATGCTGCACGAGCACCACGTGCAATAGCACGGAAGATCAAGCGGTCATATTTTTCGGCAAGAGCGTAGCCGATTTTACGTGAGATCTCAGACCTCAAATCGTAATGAGAAAGTACCTCGTCCAATTCGTAAACGAACGCTGAGCTGATCAACAGGTCATCAACCGTGATCGTCTTCTCAGCTACAGGAGGAGCATTGTTGCTATCACCAAGGATGCTGTTTCCAGGAGTATGAAATTCAGACTTGGTACGACCTGTATAGATGAACTGCATTGATTTGCCGTTCTTCAAGGTACGCTTCATAACCAAATCGCGAGCGATCGTGTTATTTTGGAAGCCTTTGAACATCTCTCCAGAGAAGAGTTTCAAATATAGTGCGCGGGTATCACCCGCCATGTTAGCCTGACCCAGCTGAGTTAGCTGAGCGGGGTTAACAGAAGATTGAAAAGCCATTTAAAAAAGAGAGTAATAATATATCGACTCTCAAAGATCTTTGAGTTATTTGATTTGTATTGTAGTCTTTCCTACCGTCATGACGGCAAAGGGTATCCTCGTAAGGGCCAATGCCAATAGTGAAGCCGGGACTTGAACCCGGCAGTAAGCCTATTTCTTATTCACAGTTTTGTTGTACTTGTTGCCGCGATAAGTGAGAGTAACAGTCATAGTTAAAATCAATTACCTGCCCCCCGTTTCATGAGCAGGCGACATGCGTCCGTAAGGATAAACGTAAGTACGTCAACCAATAGTAGGTGCGGTGAGTGCTACTTGTGTAGTAGATGCTGACGCAAGATCAAGCGGGAAGTTATGTGCATTTCTTTCGTGCATGACTTCCATTCCGAGTCCTG